ATGCTCGTGTGTACGGTGATGCTTGTGTGTGCGGTGATGCTTGTGTGTGCGGTGATGCTCGTGTGCACGGTAATGCTCGTGTGTGCGGTGATGCTTGTGTGTACGATAATGCTCGTGTGTACGGTGATGCTTGTGTGTACGATAATGCTCGTGTGTACGGTGATGCTTGTGTGTGCGGTGATGCTTGTGTGTGCGGTGATGCTTGTGTGTACGGTGATGCTGGCTACGCCACGGTGCATGGTTTTGGCTCCGAATATCGTACAACTACATTTTTTAAAACAAAAGCAGGAGATATTGGTGTGAAATGCGGATGTTTTTATGGAAATTTATCAGAATTCCGAAAAAAGGTAGTAGAGACACATGGGGAAACGAAAAAGGCAAAGGAATACTTGATGCTTGCTGATCTGATGGAATTTAGATTAACTCATAAATAGAAGAGAGGAAAAGTCAATGGAACAATTAGAAGGAACGGTAACAATGCCGTTGATTACATATCAAAAAATGAGAAATGATACGAGTCAGATTTTTGATTCACATGGTACTAATCACAACTCGAAGGACGAGAAAAGCGGTATTTGGCTCTATTTGAATCAAGAAAAACTCTTTGACCTTGCGTGGGAAGAGATGATCAGACGTGGCATAGATGTATCAAAGTACGACAAGGAGAAAGCAACGTACGAGCATGGATTTGTCAAGTTCGGGTTTAAAGAGAGTCAGGTAGATATAAATGTATAAATATGTGTGCCGAAGCTGTGGAGCAAATTTAGACCCGGGCGAAAAGTGTGACTGCATAGCAAAACGTAAAGAAACAGAGGAACAATACGAACAATTGCTTAAGCAGGAAAAAGACGGGCAATTTGCATTAAAGGAGTTGATTGCATGTACATAGGAATTGCAGGACAAGAGAAAGGGACATGCGTAAATGATTGCGACGCTTATCAATACGCATTAGAGCAGATGCAATGGGATGAGGAATTACAAAAAGAGTTTGTTGAGTGGTTTTACTCAGGAAACTATGTACACGAGGAGGAAGAAAATGCTTAAAAGTTATGATGAGCTTAGAAAAATAGATGTAAAGCCATATTGCGAGAAACGAGACGGGCTACTGTATCTGAATTGGGCTATGTGTATTGACTTGCTTCGAAAAAATGGAGCCACGAAAGTTTACTGGGAGCCAATTCCAAACGAAAAGTCAGGCGGAAGCCTTAGAATGTCTGATGCTGTTTTTACAGATTCCAAAGGGAATACAAACCGCTGTTATGAGACACGCATTCGAGTGATCATCGATGATAATGAGTACGAGATGCAGACACCGGTAATGAACGGAGCGAATCCTGTGAAAGATAATTCGATGTCGCAACAGAGAGTATGGAATAGTATGTGTAGGGCATTTGTGAAGTGTGTTGCGATACATACAGGTTTAGGATTTGATTTGTGGCTTAAGGAAGAATATGACAAGATGGATGCTCAAATCCCGGAAACAGCGGATAACCTAGTTTCTTCGGCAAAAATAAAAACACTAGAGAAATTGTGTATTTCTCATGGCATCGATTTAGACGCATGGATTTGTGGTAATGGAAGGACAAGGGAGACATTAACAGAAGGTGAAGCAGCTAAAATGCTGAATGCAATTAAAAAGAAATACGGTGATGAGTAGTGAAATTTACAGGACAGTTAAAACAACCGGTAATTGATTTTGTAACCGGTAAGCTGACATTGTTGTTTGAGCCTGTCGAGGATTTTCGGCAGGCATACGAAGAACTTAAGGACTGCGAGAAGCTAAGTCTTGAAATAAAGCCATACAGGCGCCGTCGGAGTCTTGATGCAAATGCATATTACTGGGTACTGCTTACTAAATTAGCAAAAAAGATAGGCTTATCAAATCCGGAGACGCATAACATGCTTCTTTGTGGATATGGACAAGTTGAACTTTTTGGAGATAAGGCAGTGTATATTACCATTCCAGATACAGAAGAGGCGGAGAAAAAAGTCAAGAACGCAACAGACTACCATCTGCAAGCGACTTCACAAGTCCGAGAGGGAAATGATGGCATTATGTACCGGACATACAAATTACTAAGAGGGTCGCACACGTACAACACGGAAGAGATGGCTAGATTGATTGATGGATTAGTGCAGTGTTGCAAAGATGCAGGTATGCCGGATGCCGATATTGCATCACCGGACGAAAAGAGAATTTTGAAAGAAAGGTATGGTGTGGATTTTGGCTAAAAGGCTATGGAGCATCTTCACAGATGACATGGATCACTGCATGTATACTGGTTGGTATGGAGTGGAAAGACATCATATTTTCTCGCATACATCAAATGAGAGAGATCTATGTGAAGATTATGGCTTTATCGCTCCTCTTAGACCGGATTTACATCCGAATGGAGTACATAGAGGAAAAGATGCAGGAAAGATTGATAAAGACCTTAGAAAACGCTGTAAAGCGTATTATTTGGAACATTATGGAACAGAAGAGCAGTTCCGACAAGAATTTTTTTACAGAAGTTAGTAAAGGAAATCTTTTGCTATAGAGTAACCCGTAAACTGTTCATGGCAAATATATATATCACAAAACGTAAGCCAAAATACCTCCTGCTACACAATGCTGAGTGGGAGGAGAAAGGGGGTGATGCAATGAGTTTTGCAGAAATGATATTTAACAGAATTGGTGATGGACATCGAAACGCGGTAGGGAGACCGGATGATCTGAATGTTGACAGAAAACTGCGAGCATTGATTGAACATGCAAATCATAACGGTGACTGTATTATTTCCGGAAAGAACGGGTATTGCAGACCGATTCCGGGAAATGAGATAGACGAAGCAGAGTATAAAATATATATGAGGCAGAATAAGTCTAGAATCGACAAGTTAAAAAGTAAGCAGGCGTGTATGAATGTTGCGTTCGAAATGAAACGCCTTGAAATATGGTATGCGCAGGAAATGAGGAAGGACCGGAATGACAAATAGCAGAAGAAAAGGAGCATCTGGAGAACGTGAACTCGCAAAGAAACTCAGAGAATATGGCTATGAGGCGCGAAGAGGACAGCAATACTGCGGCTCTAATGGGGATGCGGACGTTGTAGGAATACCGGGAATACATATTGAATGTAAGCGAGTAGAAGCCCTTAACATCGAAAAGGCAATGCAGCAGTCGATTTCAGACAGTAAAGATGGAGAAATACCTGTTGTAATGCACAGAAAAAATGGTGAAAAGTGGAAGGTAACAATGACATTAGATGATTTTATGAAAATTTATAAGAAGTAGGTGATGGCTTGAATTACTTAGCTGAGATTATCGCCTTCGAACGATGGCTCGAAAATAACTACTTGACCAGAGATGCCCAACTCCTGTGGTACAGATTAATGTACCAGGCTAATAAGTGTAACTGGCCTGAGTGGGTTACAGTAGATAACCTGAGATTGATGGCAGCCATGCAAATGAGTCGTGAGGCAACCTTTATAAAGGTGCGAGACGATCTCCTAAAAGCTGGTTTAATCGAATACCAAAAGGGCAAAAAAGGAAGCCCGAACAAATACAGATTAATACCTTTCACTTTCAAAAACGTAGTAAAAAGCGAAGTAGAAACGGTAGTAAATCCAGTAGTAAAAAGCGAAGTAGAAACGGTAGTACAACAAGTAGCAGAAACCGTAGACATAGATAAATATAAAACAGAAACTAAAAATAAAAAGAAAGATACTAACGTATCTAAAGAAAAAATCGACTTTGCGGCGATTTCCGACTTGTATAACAGCATCTGTGTATCTTACCCGACATTGAAGACCATGTCTGAGAGACGGAAAAAGGCCGTCCGTGCGAGGATGAATACAGGATATACAGTTGATGATTTCCGGGCATTGTTCGAAAAAGCAGAGGGGAGCAGTTTCTTGAAAGGGCAGAACAACCGGAACTGGTCCGCCACATTCGACTGGCTGATCATGGACGGTAATATGGCAAAGGTGCTGGATGGAAATTATGACGACAAAGGGCAGAAAGGAGAAAGATATGACACTGGACGAGAAACTGGAAGAGATGAGAAAAGCCTCACAGAACTCGGAATCGAAGCAGGACTTGGGAGAGAGTTCTCAGGATTCTAAGTGTCCAAAGTGTGGCGGTATGGGGTGGATACCGTACAAGAAAGATGGCTTGTGGTTTACAAAAGAGTGCGAGTGTCGGGCGAAAGAAATTGCAGAGAGCCGTCTGAGGTTTGCAAATATACCGGAGCTGTTCCGGGAACTGACATTGAAAACATTCCGGGCAGACATCTACAGAGAGCCGGAGAGTGTAGCGAAGATTAATCTCGCTTGCAATATCGTAAAACGGTATCTTGAGAATTTTGAGGAGATGGAAGCTGCTGGAATGGGATTATATCTTGTTTCACACACGAAAGGTTCCGGAAAGACAAGAATGGCGGCAGGGATTGCAAATGAACTGATTGCACGTGGGAAACAGGTAAAGTTTGCTGTATCTTCTGCAATCCTGAAAGAGATAAAGGACACGTGGCATGAGGGGAGCGATTACACAGAGAGTAGACTGATAGATCAGTTATGCCTTGCAGAAATTTTGGTTGTTGATGATTTTGGAACAGAGAAAATATCGGACTGGGTGAATGAAAAATTTTATCAAATTTTGAATGAGCGTTATGTCCGTAAAAAAGTGACGATTTTTACTAGCAACGAGAAACTCTGTGAGAGCAAATATGACGAGCGGATCATAAGCAGGCTGAAAGAGAATTGTTACGAAGTGGAATTCCCAGAGGAATCTGTCAGAGAGTTGCTGGCAGAGCAGAAGAAAGCGGAAATGCTTGGGAGATTAGGATGATACACACAGAATTGATTAAAAACAGATTCGACTCCCTCGAAGACTATGAGAAATTCGCAGCAGAATGGACAGAGGTATGCTGTATGGTGAATCAGAATAGTCGGAATATGGGGGAACAGGGAGCGATTTAAGAAGATTGTAGAAATACGGAAGAGGAGGATTGAGGATGAGTAGATTAACACATAAGCGGAATAATGGAATAAAAGAGGGATACTGGTCTCCGAATAAGAAAGAGGAACTTGTACAACGACTGGCGGAATACGAAGATACAGGTTTGGATCCGGAGCAGGTGCAGCAGTTAAAAGAACGTGATACGGCGAAGAAACCGATTATCATCGGGGTGAATGGAGCCATTGGATGCAGAGTGGGGAAATGTCCAAAATGCGAAGGAATACTTAGAAGTTATATGAGGTTTTGCGACGAGTGCGGACAGAGATTAGATTGGTCATAATTAGTTGAGTTATCTTGCGAGTCAACTCAAAAGAAAACTCGCAAGGGAATCGGAAAGGAAAAGAGGAAGAATGCGAGAAATACTTTTTAAAGCAAAGCGGTTGGATAACGGCGAATGGGTGGAAGGGTATTATGTTAAAACAAGACTTGGCACAGATATAAAACCAAGCGATGTAATCTTTGTTCCGTTTAAAATAAACAGGAATGAAGAATGGGGATGGATGAAAGTAGACCCGAATACCCTCTGCCAGTACACAGGACTTATGGACAAGAACGGTCGGAGGATTTGGGAGAATGATATTGTAAGAAACGAAGAAGGTGATATAGGTGTAGTACAATGGTTTGAAGAACATGCTGCATTTATGATTTGGAATAAGACTAAAAATTGTGTTTACTATTTAGCGAAAAATGATTTTTCAAAAATTGAGATTGTCGGAAACGAGTTCGATAATCCAGAGCTGTTGAGGTGGAGTGATGAAAATAGTATATATAGTCATTTGCCCTTGCAACAACAATGACGAATGTTATCACATAGATTCGGTATGGACATCAGAACGGAAAGCTCAAAAAAGGTGCGAGCATCTAAACAAAAACGCAAAAGAAAATTTGGAAGAGTATGGCTTTGGATTTTTCTGTGTCGAATGTAAATGGAAGACTGGAGAGGAAGTGTTCCTTTGGTGGATGGAA